GTTATATTTCATGCATGCGAAGGCATTACTGGTGTCTCCCCTTCTCAAGTAGAGCTCAATAGTAACATATCATTCTATGATGGAATGACTACTGCTGACATTCAAGAGACAATGATTAAAGCAGCAGCTGATCTTATATCTGAAGAGACTCCTAACTATCAAATAGTTGCTGGTAGACTTATATCATATCATCTAAGGAAAGAGGCATACAATCAGTTTGAGCCTCCTCATCTGATAGAAATTATCAAGCACAATGTAGACAATAGAATGTATGAGCCAGAGCTGCTCAAGTGGTTCTCTGAAAATGACTTCGATACTATGAACAAATGGATCGATCACGATAGAGACTCTTCATTTACATATGCAGCCATGGAACAGTTTAGGGGTAAGTACCTAGTCCAGGACAGATATACAAAGAAAATATATGAGACACCACAGACAGCTATGATGTTGATTGGTGCTACTCTGTTTCATTCATATCCAGAGAATGAGAGAATGAGATGGATCAAAGAGTTTTACGATAGTGTTAGTAAGTCAGAAATATCATTACCAACACCAGTGATGGCAGGAGTACGTACTCCTGTAAGACAATTTAGTTCATGTGTATTGATTGAAGCAGACGATTCTTTAGATAGTATTAATGCTACTACAGGAGCAATTGTTAAGTATGTATCTAAGAGAGCTGGTATTGGTATTGGAGCTGGTAACATCAGAGCACTAGGTAGTAGTATCAATGGTGGACATGCAACGCACACAGGAGTTATTCCTTTTTACAAACTATTTCAATCAGCTGTCCGCTCATGCTCCCAAGGTGGAGTTAGAGGTGGTGCAGCTACTCTATACTATCCTATATGGCATCTTGAAGTTGAGAACTTATTGGTACTCAAAAACAATAAAGGTGTAGAGGATAACAGAATAAGGCACTTAGACTATGGAGTTCAATTCAATAAAGTATTCTACGAGAGACTATTACAAGGTAAGGAGATTACGTTGTTCTCCCCTGCCGAAGTTCCAGAACTATTCGAAACATTCTACACAGACGTGGACAAATTCAGAGAGCTCTACGAAACAGCAGAAAGAAAAACTAGTATACGAAAGAAGAAAGTCCCAGCCATCGAGCTCTTCTCTTCATTCATGCAAGAGAGGAAGGATACTGGACGTATATATTTGATGAATGTGGATCATGCTAACGAGCATGGATCCTTCAGAGAAGAGATGGCACCTATTAGGATGTCTAACTTATGTTGTGAGATTAACTTACCAACAAAGCCACTCAATAACATCAACGATCCAGGTGGTGAGATATCTTTATGTACGCTTGCTGCTATCAACTGGGGTGCTATTAAAGATCCGTCAGGATTTAAGAAGCCTGCAGAGTTGTTAGTGAGAGCATTGGATCAACTATTAGACTATCAAGACTATCCTATACTAGCAGCTAAGCTGTCTACTATGAACAGGAGACCTCTTGGTGTAGGTATTATTAACTTTGCGTATTGGATGGCCAAGAATGGTATGACATATTCAGATCCAAACCTACCAATGATAGATGAGTGGGCAGAGGCCTGGTCGTATGCTTTGATTGATGCATCAGCTACTCTGGCAGAAGAGAAAGGCTCATGTAAGAAGTCATTTGAGACTAAGTATAGCTTGGGTAAATGTCCAGTACACACATATAAAGAAACGGTAGATGAGTTAGTACCACATAATCCTAAGCAGGATTGGGATAGCTTATCTAAAAGATTAAGAGAGAATGGTATACGAAACTCTACACTCATGGCTCTTATGCCAAGTGAGACATCCAGCCAGATCTCTAATGCTACTAATGGTATTGAGCCACCTAGAGCTTTAGTATCTATCAAGCAATCGAAAGATGGAGTGTTGAAACAAGTAGTGCCGCACATACATCACTTAAAGAATAAGTATGAACTGCTGTGGGATCAGCATTCGCCACAAGGATACCTAAACATTTGTGCTGTGTTACAGAAGTATGTCGATCAAGGCATATCAGTTAACACTTCATATAATCCTAGGTTCTATGAAGACGAGAAGATACCAATGAGTACTCTGTTACAGGACATAATTTCGTTCTATAAATACGGAGGTAAACAATTATATTACTTCAACACCTACGATGGTGCAACAGATGAAGTAGAGGAACCATCACATCCATATGTTGGGATGGATGATCCAATAGATGATGAGGATTGTGAGTCATGCGTACTTTAACCAAGAATAAGAAACACCATACTAAGAGAGATATGTTCTTTGATGGCAATACGTCTGTTGCTCGATATGATGAGCTACGATACCCATGGTTGGATAAACTATCAGAAAAGCAAATAGGATTCTTTTGGAGACCAGAAGAGATTGACATTCTTAGAGACAGCAAAGACTTTGCAGATCTAACAGACTCAGAACAACACATATTCACATCTAATCTTAAAAGACAAATAGTATTGGATTCAGTTCAGGGGAGGGCTCCTAATCTAGCAATTCTACCGCTAGTGTCACTCCCTGAACTTGAAGCCTGGGTTGAGACATGGTCGTTCTTTGAAACAATTCACTCTAAGTCTTACACTCACATTATCAGAAATGTATACAACAGTCCTGGTGATGTATTTGATGGTATAATGGATACCAAAGAGATAACAGACTGTGCAGATAGTATTACAGAGCACTATGATAACCTCATGAATTATACACATGAAGTATATCAGGCTGGTGATCCATCGTACGACCAATATTATCATAAACAACTAATATGGTTATGTCTCAATAGTGTTAATGCATTAGAAGGTATAAGATTCTATGTGTCATTTGCATGTAGCTGGGCATTTGCTGAGCTAAAGAAGATGGAAGGTAATGCTAAGATTATTAAGCTGATTGCTAGAGATGAAAACACTCACCTAGCAGGCACGCAACAACTACTCAAATGGTTGCCAAGAGATGATAAAGACTTTGCTAAGATACAGAAAGAGTGTATGGATAAGGTAGATAAAATATTTGTAGATGTCATAGAACAAGAGAAGGATTGGGCCAAGTATCTGTTTAAAGATGGATCCATGATTGGTCTCAATGCCGAACTCCTATGCAACTATGTTGAATGGATCGGATGTAAGAGGATGAAGGCAGTGGGTCACCATTGTCCTTATGAGATAGGTGCTAGTAATCCTCTACCATGGACACAGAAGTGGATATCAGGATCCGAAGTACAAGTAGCACCGCAAGAGACAGAGATAAGTTCTTACATCGTTGGTGGTGTCAAGAAAGATGTGGACGAGAATACGTTCAAGGGATTATCTCTATAATGTAGAGGTCATGATGGTTAAATGTGATAGATGTTTGAAAAGTTTTGATAAATTAGAAAAGGTAATGTACAATGTCAAGTGTGCCGACGGTGTCCTTGAGTTCCCAGCTGCCTATTGTCCAAAGTGTGCTGACGAGTGTGAAAATATTATTAGAGAGGAAAAAAATGAAAGAGAAGGCTAACTTCTTAGTGACTGGAGGTTGTGGCTTCATTGGAGGACACTTTGTTGAGAAACTAAGAGAACAATATGATGGAACCATTACTGTAGTAGATGACCTACGCACACCAGGCTTTCATGTAGTAGAAGGAGTAGGATACACTCACAAATCTATTCAAGATTGTTGGAAAGATTATGAGACAGATGAGATAGATCACATTGTCCATCTTGGCAACACACCAAGAGTTAGAAGAGCCATAGAGTTTCCTGGTGAGGCTATTGATAATAATGTCACATCCACAACAGCTGTGTGTGAGTTAGGATTGGCTACAGGAGCTAAAATATACTTTGCACAAAGCTCATCAATCAACTACCTAGATCAGACATCATCCAACGCTTACACATTATCTAAAGTATTTGCTGACATGACATTGGATCTATACAGAGACCAGTATGGACTTATGGTCACTAAAATGTTCTACTATAATGTCTACGGTCCACGTGAGGCAGACTATGGTCCTTACTCGACTGTTCTTAGAAGGTTTAAGCAAAAGATTCAAATGAACGAACCACTAGAGATATTTGGTGATGGATCCAAGACAAGAGATTTCACTCACGTGTTTGATGTAATAGATAACATGATGCGTATGTTTAATGAAGTAGGGTTCATAGATGAGGTTCACTTTGGAAGAGGTAGACCACATACTATTCAAGAGATAGCAGACGCTTTCAAACACTATGCTGTTTATAAGTTTGATCTACCAGGTGAGGCACAGGACACATTATGTGAAGAGCCATATGGATTCTACGAACATAGTGTGATAGAATATATTAATGAATGGGTAAAGGACAATAGTAGTGTACACTGAGACAAATTGTGAACAATTAGCATTTGCATCTGATAAAGGATTCTTTGAAGCAGGCAAAGTGATAGAGATAGGTTCCTCTCAATGGGACACTAAACTTAATCGGTTTATGAAGGCAAGAGTTCCTGGGTTCATGATTGCTAAATCAGCTACAGAAATGTTCTCTAGGCTTCAAGTGGCTGATTACACCAGCTACCCTTCTGATAGTGATATAGCTCCAGGTACTAAGTCGCCAGTGGTATGTGCTTTTAATTATCTGCAAGGAAGAATTGATATATTGAAGAGCTGGAGAGTCATTCATGACATCACGGAGGTGAATGGATACATGCTCATTGCAGGACCTATTGGAGTGACTGCTACTATGAGTGCTTTAACTGTCAATCAAATCATCCATGTAGCTGCCGCTAATGACTACGGTGTTCCATATCTAACAGTATCAAACAGTTCTCGTCAATTTGTACATAGATTGAATAGCCAAGCTATGCTCACCACTGACCAAATCAGAGAAAACCTATATAAATTTAAAGAGGCACAAGATGTAATCATCAGTGTCATATTTAAAAAGATGAACGACGACCCGTTCAAATACTAGGAGAATATATGTCCGCACCAATTGAATACTTTTGTGACAGCTGTCATTCAGAGTTCACCGTAACATTGGGATTGGATCAACAAGAAAGTGATATCAAGTATTGCTTAGCTTGTGGTGAGCCACTAGATAAAGACCTACGACTAGGTGCTGGCTCATATGATGAAGGATGGAATGACCCAGACCTACAGTAGAACTTATCTTGGAATAGATTATAGCATGACACTTCCGTGTCTATGTCTACATGACGCCCACGGATATGAATTCCATTACCTGACCAAGCAGAAGAAATATGACCTCGAGTTCGATGTCGATGACATTACTGTATTTGGTCACATCATGCCAGAATATACAGACGACACTGATAGATGGGATAAGATATCAGAGTGGGTAATGGATTGTATAGAGGACTGGAACATAGACCTCTGCATACTAGAAGATTACTCATTTTCATCCACAGGTAGAACATTTCAGATAGGAGAAAACTTTGGCCTGTTGAAATATAAGATGAGACGTAGTATAATACCCTTTGTGACTGTTCCACCTACAGTCCTCAAGAAGTTCGCTACTGGAAAAGGTAACGCTAATAAAGAGAAAATGCAAGAAGCATACGTGGAAGAGACTGGAAGAGATTTAAAACAATTGCTGGGTCAGACTGATAAGCAATGGAATCCTTCTAGCGATATAATTGACAGCTATTATTTGGCTGAATATGGTAAACATTATGAAATGGAACACGGGAATAGTAAACTGGGACTGGGATAAAATTCGAGACGTCCTTAAAACAATCGGTACTGACGTTCTGTCAGTCGTAGTAGTAGCATATGGATTTCACTATCTATTCTACTACCCATCAATCATCGTACTAATAATTGCTCTCATGAGTGTGGTAGTGCGTACAGGCTTTGATGCCACCATCAGGGAATGGACTGACAGGTGGTCTTAGACCGAATTTAAAGCGATATGAGAGGAGTTTGTGTATGAATATATGTAGAGGTGTATGGCATAGTCCAGATAAGCAGAAAACTATTAAGATTAAGCCTACGATTAGCTCATACTACGATATTACAGAGACTCATAAGAGATCTAAGAATGTTCAACATATCAAGATTGGTAAGGAGGGAGTTGATCAGTTCATTGATGAACTCACCCGTAATCAGTGGGTTCTCAAAGCCCGTTGACTTCTGATCAACGTTTGTGTATAATAGATGGTATATTAAGGAGTATACTATGGAAAAATCTACAATACAATTCATCCCTTGCATAGACTTTGCAAGCGGTACTAGTTTGCAACATGCAAATGTTCAAACGTCATACAACAAGCTAGTTCGTATGTTCGGTGAGCCTCACTTCGAGGGCATCGGAGATAAGACTACTACTGAGTGGACTATTGAGTATCAGAAGCATGATGCTGAGTGGGATGAGAGACAAGATGGTGTGTTCACTATCTATGACTGGCACTATGCTAGGAACCTAAACGATAACTATGCTGTGACAAGCTGGAACATCGGTGGTAAGAATATCAATGACTACTTTGCTTTCATGGAAGCTATGGAGATCTTCGATCGTACGAACGAGGACTTTGATATTATGGAAGATGGTATTCTAACTCATGCTAGATACCATGAGCTACCAGAAGTAGGAGAGGTAGCATAATTGCTAGAAATTCTAATATGGAGTTTAATTGTGGTTACATGGGCATCCTATGGGATGCATGTAATCAAAGAGTATGTGAGAAATCACATCAAATAGGAGAATCATATGAGCGTTGAGCCAATTATGAAAAAGCCAAGTTTGTTTAGAAGGACTATGTTTAGTCTTGTAAGCGGTTGGAGAAGAGTGATGGATGTCAAGTACAATCCATTGAAATATATACCAGATCCAAGTCTACAGACTTATTTCATGCTAGTATTGTTTACTGTGTGGAGTGTATTCTTTGGATTTTTAGCAGCAAACTATCTTGGGTTCTTTAACTACAACACAGTGGTCAGTATCTTTGTACATGTTGCTATATTATTACCACTAGCATTCACTAATGCAATCTTTGTTGATGCAGAACGTGATGGCCATAAGTGGTTGAAGGAATGGAAAGCAGAACAGAATAGATGGACTATTGTTACTAATAG